GTGGTGCGAAACAAGCAAGCCTTGCCTCAAAGAAGCTCGGCGGTTTGCTGACGCGGTAAAAGGATCCCATCCTGACACTATGTTAGCATACAACTGCTCTCCTTCGTTCAACTGGAGAAAGTCTATTCCTGGCGATCAAGAGTTGCAGGACTTCCAGTACGAACTCGGAAAGATGGGATTTAAGTTTCAGTTCATCACACTCGCAGGCTTTCATAGCACAAACTATGGCGTATTTAACTTTGCACGTCAGTACAAAGATCGTGGAATGTTTGCATACTCTCAGCTACAGGAAGCAGAGTTTGCAGCAGAACAGTTTGGTTACACATCAACTCGACACCAGCAAGAAGTAGGTGTCGGATACTTTGACGCAATCACAACAGCCCTCGGCAGTAGTACGGCGGCTATGGCAGATTCTACGGAGGCAGAACAGTTTTGAGTAATTTATCAGAAGGTTGGACAAAATCAGCGGACGGACAGGGGCTCAGCTACAGGAGTCCTAAACTGGTACACGATCCAGTAAACAGTCCTGCACACTATAATCGCGACGGGGTCGAGTGTATTGACGCTATGAAGCAAATTACTTCAGACGAAGGTTTTGAAGAGTATTGCCATCTCAATGCGTTCAAGTACATTTGGCGTTGCAAAAACAAACAGAACAAAAAGCAAGACGTAGAGAAGGCTATCTGGTATCTACGTATGATGATAGGAGATGATCCACGTGAGCAAGGGCAGTAGATCACGAGTAGAAAATACACGACAATTTTACGAAAACTGGGAGAAAATCTTTGGTACGCAAGATCAAAAAGAAAGACCACGAGAACCTGAGCGAAAGCAATATATCGAAAGTTATAGATTTGTTGACTGGAAACCAACCTATTTCCAAGAAGGTTGCGTGCGATATGCTAAATATAGCGTACAATACCACGCGCCTACAGAGAATCATAGATGATTACCAAGATAAGATCGAGTATCGCGAACTACGTAAAAAGCAGAATAGAGGACGAGGAGCATCAAATGAAGAAATTCGTGAAGCAGTTGAACGATACCTTTCCGGAGAATCCATCGCCGAGATCGCGTCAGGACTATTTAGATCGAGTGGATTCGTTAGATCTCTCATTGAGCGAGTCGGAGTACCAACAGCTTCGAAAGAAAGCGGAGTCGCTGTACTCCCTGAGTCTTGCATTGCGGAATCGTTTGCGCCCGGAGAAATCGTCTGGTCAGCAGTCTACCAAAAGCCAGCCCGAGTCGACTACGAGCTTTCCGTCGATTACCAAGCTGAGCGAGAAGGATTCATAGACGTAAACTATGAGAGCAAGTATGGAAGTAAATGCTATGCGATTTATGTTATGGAAGAGATTAGAGACGATACAGAAAAATGGGCTAACGTGGAAACAGGTGGCTACGCTGCTTACTCTCTCGCATATGATCTTGGCAAGCTATCCCACCTCGAGAAGTACGGAGTCGACTTATCACGTATCTAAAAATACTTCTTGACTTCTTTTGCTATATCAACTATAATAGTATCTTAAATGACGAATAGAATCAAAAAAGAAACTGCAGAACTTATTGCTTTTCCTCCAACTACTTGGTATACAAAATCCGTGGGTTGGTTGATCGAGCAACAAACTTTTGCAGAAAACTTTCACAATATTCCTGTTCAAGAAGAGCTGGTACAAGACTTACTGAAAAACGGCATCGAAGCTCCTATACTCGTAATGCCTAACTGGTACCCTATATGTGGTAGTCAACGACTGCGTGCTTGTGTAGATATATGTGAAAAGTTTATGGGACTGCATCCTATTCTTCAACAACAAGTACGTGTTTGTAAATTTGAAAAAGAGTACTGGAATGCTTTTCACCTATGGCCTGATGAAGAGTTTCGTAGCAAAGCAATACAAGTATATTTTCAAATGCTCGAACTTGCATTTAAAAGTATTCATTTTATTGAGGACGACCCAATGAAGATGATTAAGTTTGAAACTGATGGTGACAAACTAAAGTGGGACGCTCGAGATGGGCGATAGATTTTATCAAGCACAAATACAAGCTACTGGCACTTGTCCAGGAGCACCCTTAACAACTAACAGAAGGAAACGTAAAATGGCGTGGACAGACGAGAAAAAAGCAGAGGTTATTGCTGCATATGAAGCGCAAAACCCAACTCCAGAGAACAGCATGGAGATCGTCGCAGAGATTGCAGACGAGTTCGAAGAATCACCAAACGGTGTTCGAATGGTTCTGACAAAAGCAGGTGTATATGTCAAGAAAGCACCAGCAACCAAGGCAGCTTCAAGCGGTAGCACAGGCGGTGGCCGTGTATCTAAAGCAGCCGCTATCGAAGCACTTACAGCAGCACTGACAGATGCTGGTCAAGATGTTGACGAAGAGATCGTCAGCAAGTTGACTGGTAAAGCAGCAATGTACTTTGCAGGTGTCATCGCAGCAGTAAACGGCTAATTCTTGGGGCGAGAGCCCCTTTCACATCCTAAGAAAGTCGGCACGGAAGAAGATTCTGCCAACCCGCTTCATTAGGAGCACCTGTGAAAAAAGAAGAACTAGCACGGCTCGTCGATGAGTACGGTGATGCTGTAATCACTTACCGTAGTGAAAACAGTAATAAGTTGAAATACAATGTGTGTACGTTGGATTTTAGCACGCCTTACATTCAACAAAAGAAAAACAGAGCAAAGGAATCTGAACAGACTCTTTTGCTTTTTTGTTGGGACACCGACTCCTTTCGTCTACTCAAACCTCAGAACGTAACGAGTGTAGTACCTCTTGCCTCTGTTCTCAAGAACGGAGACTAAGATGGAACTATACCAAGCGCCTGAGTTATATGAGAAGATTATTCATTACGATGATGTAAAGGAGACACAAGTCCGGCTTACCATCTCAACCTTTAGAGGTATCGAGTATTTGAGTGTGCGTAAGTATTACTTAGATTTCGAAGAAGAGTGGAAGCCAACTAAGGATGGTATATCAATGCCTTTGGACTTTGATAACTCACGAAATCTTTTCGTCGGGCTAGTAGAAATCTTATCACTTGCAGAAAGTAAGGAAATCATTGAAGAGCATTTCAGTGATCTTATTAAGGACTTATACAATAAATAGTTCTTGACTTTTGTTCCTTCTTTCTGTATAATATACTTTATTCAGTGAGGGAATTATATGCATCATTTTTTGGAAAAAGCATCTGCAATGTATTACAACGGTAATCCGATTATGTCGGATGAAGAGTTCGATGCATTGGCACGAAAGTACAGATACGAAGAGGTAGGCTATCAGGTAACTGACGGTATTCCTCATATGTATCGTATGTACTCTCTGCAGAAAGTGTTTAACCTAAATGACATAGATTCTACTACAGCACCTATGGTGCGTACACCGAAACTGGATGGGGCGGCAGTGTCGTTGCAATATGTCAACGGCCATCTAGCTCAAGCTTTGACTAGGGGAGACGGCCAGCTTGGTCGTGATATCACGTTGAAGATGGAAGAGCTAGTGCCAAATGTCATCGGTATCAAAGGAGAAATCCAGATTACTGGTGAGGTCGTAGCGCCCGATACGATCCCGAATGCTCGCAACTTTGCAGCGGGGTCGCTCAATCTCAAAGACTCTAACGAGTTTCGTTCTCGCGCACAAACTCTCAAGTTTGTCGCATACGATATTCAAGGAGCTAAGTATGAGCGGCTGTCCGACGCAATGGACCATTTGGCCAGGAATGGCTTTGAAGTTATCACTCACTTCGACTCATCTGGCTATCCTACGGATGGTGAGGTGTTTAGAGTAGATAACTACGAAGCCTTTTACAAACTGGGATATACAGCTCATCACCCCCGAGGGGCTTTCGCTCTCAAGGAGCAGAAGGATGGGGTTATTACAGAATTACTCGATGTTGTGTGGCAGGTAGGCAAATCAGGGGTTGTGAGCCCGGTTGCTATCTTACGCCCAGTCGAAGTGGGGGATGCGCTAGTGAGCCGCGCAACTCTACACAACATTGAGTACATTCGCTCTCTTGGCCTAGAAATAGGTTGCCAAGTTGAAGTTATACGTAGCGGTGAGATCATTCCACGAATCGTGAGACGAGTGGACATCGAGAAAAATAGTTCTTGACATTCAGGTCAAATCTGTCGTATAATATCTTTTCACTTTTTCGGAGTAGTCCATGTTTCAAGAAATCAACTTCCCTACTAACTGTCCTTCTTGTGACAGTGAATTAGAATGGGTAAATGATTCTCTGTACTGCCGTAATCATCTGTGTCCTGCACAGAATGCTAAGGCCGTGGAACACTTTGCCAAAACTATGAAGATCAAGGGTCTCGGCCCTGCGTCTATCAAAAAACTTGGTTGGACGTGCCCGTCCGAAATTTACACCTCTACGGAGGAGAGTATCTTAGCATCGTTGGGCTCTGAAAAAGTGACATCTAAGCTCATGTTGGAGATATTGAATTCGTTCGATGCTCCACTTGAGCGCCTTTTGCCTGCCTTTGGCATACCCTTGATTGGAAACACGGCAACACGGAAGTTGTCTGAGACTGTATCACATATTACTGGAATTAACGCAGACACTTGTGAGCGTGCCGGTTTAGGCCCAAAGGCTACAGCTAACTTGCTTGAGTGGCTAGAGAATGATTTACCATACTTCCAGGAGCATATTCCTTGTTGTTGGTACTTTTCTGATACGCCCTCTTTGCCGGTTGCGAGTAAAGGTATCGTATGTATCAGTGGTAGACTGAAGAGTTTCAAGTCTAAAGCCGAAGCTACTGCGGCCTTGAACGCGGCTGGATATGATGTAAAGTCCAGTTTAACCAAGCAAGTCACACACCTCATCAATGAGGGCGGAAATGAATCCGCAAAAACTAGACAAGCCAGAGATACTGGCGTAACTATAGTTACAGACCTAATTTCTTTTTTGGAGAACTAATATGGCACTTCCTAAGTGGACAGATGAGCGTACTGAAGCGCTCACTAACTTTGTGGGTTCTGAGAGCCCCGTTTCTCAAGCTACTGTTGCAGAAGCAGCAGACTCGCTTGAAACCTCTACTCGTTCTATCTCTAGCAAACTGCGAAAGATGGGTTACGAAGTAGAA